TATCTTTCAGGAACTTACTTTCCATGGATATCTCCTTTTTAGGTACAACCAATTTACCACACATATTTTTCTGTGTGTTTTAATTAATCGTGCTAATGTTTCGGCGTGGCTTCCAAAAGACGTAAACCAACAATTGGCTATTTGACCAGTGACTGGGCTTGGGGAACTGACCCACTTCAGCCAAATGGTTGCGCTTGGTATCGATGCAAGCTTCCTGCAGACCAACTGAACAAACGTGGATGGTTTGCGACAGTTGGATTCCCTGGATTTAATCCACAGCGCGGATTTGGAATGGTTGTTCCTGGCGATAAAGCCGTCCATGGTTGGGACATTATTGTTTTTAAGCTACTGATGCAGCGCGAAGTGCTCGAAGCAATGCCTCTTGCCCAAAAAATGGGCCAGAAGATAGTTGTTGATGTTGATGACTGGTTTGATGGACTTGCTGTAACAAATAGGGCATACCAGGCAACAGACCCAAAAAACAACCCAGACAACAACAGGGACATCTACGCGCAGATAATCATGCAGGCAGACGCCGTGATTACATCGACTCCGTTTCTATTTGACTACTACGCAGCAAAAAGAGAAAATGTTTTCATGGTCAGGAATGGAATAGACATAGAGAGATGGAAACCACGAACGCCAAGAACCAACCATCGACTCAAACTTGGATGGGTTGGGGCAACTCCATGGCGGTCCGGTGATTTAGAAACGCTCTCATCATTTATCGGTAGATACCTTGTTGATAGGAAGATAGGTTTTCATCACTCTGGACATACAACAAACGGAGCCGCATCGGCGAACAGTCAGCTTGGCATACCTGACAACATAACAAGGACTCTCCCGTTGGTTCCAATTTTGTCGTATCCGAAGCTATTTGAACCAATAGACATTGGCATGGTGCCTCTTAGTAATGTTCCATTCAACCATGCAAAATCCTTTATCAAAGGGCTTGAGTACGCTGCGGCTGGTGTTCCATTTATTTCTTCATACTCTCCAGAGTACAAAATTCTTGCAGACCAAGGAATTGGTCGCATCGCATACACGCCAGCTGACTGGGTTTATCATTTAGACGAATTACGCCAAACCCAAATCAGAAGAGATGAAGTTGGCCACAACCTTGAAATGCTGCAAAATTTTACTATGAATAAACGCGGTGATGATTGGGATGCAACAATGCGCGTAATTTTAGAGAAAATCTAGGTGTTTCTATGCAAGATATCTCCTGGACATTTGGCGTAATAACAGTATACGAAGACAAAAACAGACTCAACGAGATAATCGACAGCATCAGAGCTCTCAGTATTCCGGAGTACGAAATATTGCTCGTTGGCGGCGGTGACTCAGCCGATATAGATGGCGCAGATATTGTAAAGATTGATTTTGACGAATTGATTAAACCGAGATGGATTACTCGTAAAAAAAATATTCTTGTTCAAAATGCAAAGCACGAAAACATCGTACTGATGCACGACTATCACATCTTCGACTCAAAATGGTATGAAGCGTTCAAGTCGTTTGGAACAGACTGGGAAATATGCTCCTGTCCGCAGTACTTGATTACTGGTGCCAGGAATCCAATGGATTGGTCATTGTGGGATAAACCAGGACACGGCAGAGCTTGGTCGCTTGACTACAGCGACTGGACGCAGACTCAATACATGTATATATCTGGTGGATTCTTCATGATTAAAAAACACGTCCTGATTGAGGAGCCTCTTGATGAATCACGCGGATGGAACGAAGAAGAAGATGTTGAGTGGTCAATGCGCGTACGCAATAAGTATGTAATGAAATGCAATGGAAATAGCATCGTCCGTCACAACAAGTGGCATAGACATGCAGGGCCTAACCCAAATGAAAAGTAACTTTCTTGTTATTTTTGACCTTGATGGGGTTCTCATTGAATCACGTGAAGTTCACTACGATTCGCTAAATATTGCGCTAAGCAGAATTGGCCAAGAGTATATAATTTCCAATCAAGAACATCTATCCAAATATGATGGTCTTGGTACAACAACAAAACTAAAGATGCTCACCGAGGAAAAGGGCTTACCAGAGTCAGCGCATCAACAGGTTTGGGAGGATAAGCAAAAAGCTACTCTTCAAATACTTTCTGGCTTTCCTAAAAACTATATAGCCATTGACATAATGCAGACCCTTAAGGAAAGGGGATGGCGAATAGCTGTTGCGTCAAACGCTATAAGAGACACTGTAATTACAGCACTAGATGCAATTGGCGTACTCAAATATGTCAGTTACATAATGAGCAATGAAGATGTAAGGAACCACAAACCTCATCCTGAAATGTATTGGCAATGCATGGTCTCCCTTGATGCAGCGCCTGCAAATACTATAATTATTGAGGATTCCCATATTGGCAGGGAAGGCGCGCTTAGTTCAGGAGCAAACCTGCATGCAATAAAGAACGCCAGTGACCTTAATAAAGAGCGTTTACTGCGCTTTGTTGACGAGATAGAGACAAGAGGCAAGAAGCCTGTTGCATGGAGGAATGAAAAAATGAATGTTTTAATACCAATGGCTGGAGCTGGTTCGCGCTTTGCACAGGCTGGATATACGTTTCCAAAACCGCTAATCGAGGTTAACGGGAAGCCAATGATTCAGGTTGTTGTTGAGAACTTGAATATTGATGCTCACTTCATATTTCTTGTTCAGAAAGAGCACTACGAAAAGTACAACTTAAAACAAGTGTTAGGACTAATCAAGCCAGGGTGCGACATTGTTTTGGTTGATGGAATGACCGAAGGAGCAGCCTGCACAACACTGCTGGCATCTGACCTAATAGACAGTGACGAACCTTTACTAATGGCAAATTCTGACCAAATAGTTGATTGGGATAGCAATGAATGTTTATACGCGTTTGGGGCAGAAGGCGTTGATGGTGGGATTCTTACATTTAAGGCAACTCACCCAAAGTGGTCATACGCGAAACTAGGGGATGACGGCCTTGTTGATGAAGTTGCAGAAAAAAATCCAATTTCAGATAACGCAACAGTTGGTATTTACTACTGGAAGCATGGCTCTGATTATGTCAAATACGCAAATCAAATGATTGAAAAAGACATCAGAACCAATAATGAGTTTTATGTCTGCCCAGTATTCAATGAAGCCATTCAGGATGGCAAAAAGATTCGAATCAAGGAAGTCCCAAAAATGTGGGGCATTGGAACACCGGAAGATTTAAATTACTACTTGGAACATAACAAATGAAATCAATAATTGTTGAGGTTGGTGCGAACTACGGAAATGACACAGCGCATTTTGTTAATGACAAGAATAATGATGTCTGGGCATTTGAGCCAACCCCAGAACTCATAGAGCATTTGTTAAATAGGTTCAAAGGAGACAGTAATTTCCACCTCATCGGTAAAGCGGTGGACATAGAAGAAACAACAAAAGTCTTCAACATTGCTGGAGGCGGAGATTGGGGATGCTCTTCTCTCTACGAATTTGCCGATGACATACATGAGAAGTGGGAAGGGAGACCAGACTTCCAGGTAACTCACACCGTCGAAGTCCAAACGATAAGACTTGATACATTCATCATTGAAAATGGAATTGAGAAAATCGACTACTTGTGGGTTGATGCACAGGGCAATGATTTCAAGGTGTTAAAGAGTCTTGGTCCCAAGGTGGGCATTGTTGCAAAAGGAAAGTGCGAGGGAGCGTACACGGTTGACTTGTACAAAACCGAGGAAAACAGAGTGGAAGATATTGTTGATTGGCTCCAAGCAAATAATTTCTCATGTAATGTTGTTCCAGATAATGTCGGTAAAGAAGCAGACATCCATTTCACAAGGATTTTATGATTTACATATCCCACAGAGGCAATACAACAGGACCAAAACCCGAACTCGAAAATCGCCCAGACTATGTGGAGCAAGCAATTGCAGATGGTTTTGATGTAGAGGTTGACCTGTGGGTAAACGAGTCTGGGATATTTCTTGGTCATGATGGTCCTCAGTACATGGTCCCAAAAGAGTGGTTAATAGACAGAACTAATCAAATATGGATTCATTGTAAAAATCCAGAAGCGCTTAGCTTTTCATTGCATTATCAATTACATTGTTTTTTCCACAATACGGACGATTACACAATCAC